GCAATAACCGGCGGGCCCTTATACATATTCAGGATGTCCATAATCTGCGACCGGCGCTTGTTGAGCTCGTCCTGTATGGGGATGATGTCGTCAATGACACCAAAGCCTATGAGCCTGCCCGGTAGCGGGTTACAGACAATGGGTATAAATGGGAACCGTTTATGCTTCAGCGGGTTGGGTCGAATCTGTAACGCATAGTCGTCACAGAGCGTTACAAGCAGTCCGTTCGGGTAATCGTCATCCTTCAGCCAGACCTCTGAGAGCATAACCTCTTCAGTCTCTTCGGGCCCGGATGATTTCTTGCCCGCATAGACCGTATTGGAGCCCGTGGTATCAAGTAACGGCACGGTACGGATCGCAACACCGGCTTCTGTCAAAAGCACCTGTTCGCGTGCCCAGGGGCTTCGTTCGCTCTTAGAGCCTCCCGATAGGCTTTCGACGTGCTCAACTGCGCCATCCACGAGCCCCGCCTTGCGTGCCACTTCCGGGTTATCGGCCAATGCGCGTAGTCGATTCTTGAGCTTCCTTACGGACATCGGGAATTCGTACACTACGAACTCCGCCCGTTCGATTGCCTCGTAGGGGTACATCGACCACGATACATTCGGGTCGATCATTACGTGCCACGGGTCTGGTACATCAACCGCAAGGTCGCCCAGGCCGTCACGTTCGTACGGGTCGATCCGTGGCTTGAACCATCCGATACCGAAGATGAGGGCATAGAAGTACGCAATAGAGCGCTTGAGATCCATGTGCAGTTGCTGCCACTTAAACCGGAACAGGGCATCGGCGATCTCCGCCGCAGCCAGATCGTTCGGCTCCCGTGCATGAATAGCCATCTGCGGCCTGGCGTCAGTGAGTAGCGGTAATTGGTGCCGGACAATCTTCGAGCAGTGGTTGACAGAGATTTTCGCCTTCCATGCGGCCTGCACCTTCCCATGCCAGTGATCGCCAACGAAATAGCGCCAGTTACGTAGTGCCCGTTCCTCGAACTCGTCTTTACGCCACTTCCTGCCCGCGTCTCGGTTTTCGATTGCGCGGGTGACTATGCGTTCGTCTTCTTTAACGAGTGGCTGCACTTCAAGCCTCCATATAACTGCTTGGCTGGCCCGCACCGGATGTCGGGCCGACCATGCGTTTGCGTATGTTCACCTGCATCGGGTCGGGTCTGGACTTATGCTGTCGCTTCATGTGCTGATACCGAAGCCGCAGGTTGTTCTCTATCGAGTAGCCCATAGCGTCCATGAGATCGACCACTTCGGTCTTATCTATCTGTGAGGAGTTCTCTTTTCTGCGGTAGAGCCCCATGAGCGCGAGTTTGATGTGGTTACAATGCCGTGGGTCTAACTGAAAGCATGGTTTACCTTTCTTCGTCTCATTAACAAGCAGGAAGTTGATAATGTCGAGCCTGTCCTCCGGCTTGCTCTTTCTGTTGCGGGCATTGATGCCGTGCGTGCCGAGGATCTTTAGACACGTATCGCCCTTAGCGGCCGCACCATGCGTCTTAGAGGCCACGTCAATATCGTCATGTATCATGCCGGCAAAGCCCGGGAAGTGCTCTTTCGTAAATTTATCGGCACGTTCGACGAGTATGCCGAAATCCGCGCGTTTGCTTTCCATCTCTGCCAGAAGCAGCACCCGTGGCAGATCGTCCTTATCGTCATCAATTATCTGGAGCCAGACACAAGCGGAGTTGGCATAGCTGGGGTCCCACCCTCTGTAGAGGGGTTGCCCCTTCACTGGCTCCAGATGTGTTTCGTGTATGCGCCAGTTGTAGTCCGGGCAGCAGGCTTTACCAACGTGGCTGTAGGGATCGCCTTCGTACTCGCGGTTCCACTTGGGCCCGTCCATGCCGCGCCGGGTTTCGTCCCGCCAGCGGCGCCCTTCGGTCGTTGCAGGGTCTTTATCGGGATCGGCGCTATAATGAAGCACAAGTCGATCGGGCATCCCGATCTCCTTATAGACCACGGCAAACCCATTTTTGGGATTACGCTTAACCGACAACACCTCTAATGCTTCCACCTATATCTCCATCTTGTCATGTGCCAGCCTGTACGCGAAATTGAGTCCCATGTATGTGAACAAGGCTATGTACCGTCCGATTTCCCCCAGCGTAGGCAATATGGCCGCAAAGCCACTTTCCCCGTACTGCTGCACCGCGAGCTCGTCGTCTAAGACCCCCGTAGCCGTAAACGCACGGCTGGCTTCGCCCTCCATACTCATTGCCTGTATGTGTGACCCATTGTCCTTGAATTCCAGTATGTTGTCCCTTTTCCACGGCTTTACTCCTGGCCGGACGCAACTTGGCAGTTGCTCGATGATGAAATTAGCGCGCCATAGGAGTGCGAGCTTATTGGCCAGACCTGAATGTTGCTTATCGATAGATTTGAAGATGGTGAAACGCTCAGGATGTCGGATACAGTCCCAAGAATAAAATCCAGTTCCCCACCAAGTAGCTGCAATCTGCCTTGACTTCGGAACAGCAATAAGGCGTTCGTGGATTGCGATTCGGTTGAGGTCGCGGAGATATGCTCGGTCAGGCATGAGCTTGACCGGCTGCGCCTGGTCGAGCGGGTCGAGCGTTTTGCAGAACTGGAACATGAAGGCGTTGAGGCTTTCAAGTTCGCTCGTCCTCGGGTCCATCATCTTCGCCCACGCCTGTCGCTGCAGGAGTTCCAGCTTCCGGGCCTTGAGGTCCACGCGCCTTTGTGCTCGCGAGTAGTCGTTCAAGTTCTCTGTCAATTCCACTTTCCGCCTCCGCCAGTTCTTCGGGTGTGTCCGCGCTGACAACGTTTTTCGTATCCGCCCACGCCGCCAGGAGCTTCATGCCGCGAGTACGGGCATAGTCCTCCGACTGAGTCAGCCGTCCATGTTTCAGGTTTGGCTTGTCGAGAAACGCCCGGTACGCACGATGACACTGCGCGGCAGTATCCATGAGCATCATGCCCGCCGCTTTCATAATCTTGGGATCCGTGAGTATTCGGGGGTCTTTATCCGAGAGCTCGTCTATTATCTTCCATGCGCGATCTTCGGTGATATTGACAAACTTTGCCGCTTGTGCCGTATCGCACGCGGTTTCCTGATAGCGTGCAATGAGCATGATGAGCTCGGTATCGTCGAGTTCGCGTAGCGGATCGCGTTCGCGGAAGTTGTCGTTGGCGTACTTAAACGTGTTGGGCTCATCCTCGGGTGGCTTGGTGCGAAAGTCCTTCGTGTCGTCCACTATACAAGCGCCCTTTCTTTCAAGCTCTTGAGGTCTTTTCTATCACGCTGTTGCTGCCGTTCGTATGCCGCGGCCTCGCCCTCGGGAGTGGAGAGATGTACCCGCGGCTTCGGTTTCTTGATCTCAAGCGCCTCGCCGCGTCCGGCTTTGATGCCAAGATAAAACGCCAGGAGCTGTGCGAAGAGGATCATGCCAAGCCCGAGAATCGTAAACAGCCATTCCCACCACTGCATCAGGAGTCCTCCGCTTTCGGTGCCTTAGAAATATCCTTCGGTGCGTTCATTTTCTTGAGTGCGCTGATAACCTCGTGGTCAGGCAGTTTCGTAGCAAGTATGCCCGAGACTTCCCGCCGGTCGCTATCGGATGAACCATCATGTAGAATATCGAGCTTGTCTGATTCCGATAAGGTCTTGGAGATTTCCTCACCGCTGCGTTCCCTGATAAACTTCTCAATCTCACTTCGGGACCGGGGTTTAGCCGAGTGGCCGCCACCGCGTACAAAGCACATCGGCCCCCTGCCAGTGCCACCTGTAAACTTACCCATACCTGTACGCCTCCTCTCACTTATCTTAGGGGTACATTGATGGTGAGTTAAGAGTGGGAAGTCGCGCAAAGCCTGATAAACATTGAACAAAAAAGCACCCAGAAACGGTGAGTTGGAAGAATTGTCTTGACAGAATTGGGCCGTTCTGATAGCGTGTCGTTAACCACGATCAAGGAGGTTAAGGATGAGCAAGTGGATCAAGTGTTCTGACTCTCTTCCCACCAAAGACGCTGCGTATATTATTTATGCTCCTACCGCCGATGCCGCTTCCCCGCTTGTGGCTATTGCATGGTATGACCCCACACCAGGGGATATCGACGCTCGGCCCGTGGGCTGGTCATTATTGCCAGAAGTCTTTTGTGATTCAATCACCCACTGGATGCCGCTGCCCGAAGGGCCGGAGGGGGAATGATGGCACCAACACTACCGGCAGCTATTTTCCTGGCCGCGATTGTTCTCGGAATAGCATACGTCATTGGCAAGGCAATCGAGTAAAGGAGGAGGAATAATGTGGTACAAAACACAGCTCGG